AAAGATGTCTGAAGGAGCAAGAATCTTCTCTAAAATTATAGGTGGTTTTCAAGTTGCTTTAAAAACCACCTATAATTTTAGAGAAGATTCTTGCTCCTTCAGACATCTTTTTTTGTTCATTTACTAAATTTCTAGCTTTAGTACTCATAACAGAATAAGCCTCTTCTCCCATGCCTATTTTTTCAGCAAATATTTTCATCAAGTTTCCTGATATCCCTAATTGTCTTGATACTTTTTTTTCTGTTTCTAAAGCAGCTTGACCAGCTATTTTTTCTTCTTCTGCTATTTTAGCAGCAACTTTTGCGTATTCTAGATTTTTTAATTCTATATTTCCTTCTAACTTAGCATTATTTATATCTATCTGCTTTTGAATCCTCTCTCTTTCTTTATCTGTTTGTGCTTTATTAAATAATGAATTTAAAGTTTGTGTATATGCTTGCTGCCTTTTAGTTTCTTCAGATAGACCAGCTTCTAAATCTAGAATTTTTTGTTTGGCAATATACTCTTTTTGATTTAAGTTAGCTAGTTCTCGCTGTACTTCTTTAACATTTACCGCGCCTCTATTAAGACTATCTAATCTAGCTGAAATCTTCACATATGCTTTTTGCACATTATCAAGATCTCTCAATGAATTCTTGAGAAGATTGTTGTAATCTCCTTGTTCATCTATAAGCTCTCTTAAAGCTGCTTTAGCATCTAATATAGATTTTTTAGCAGATTGCTGATCGCCTGGTGGATTCTGTCCTGAAGGTTGGTTAGGTATTGCCATTTACATTATACTGCTTACGTATAAATATTTACCTTTTGGTTTTTACCTTAGATACAAAGGTCGGCTCTTCTGCCTTTTTCACAAAGTCAGGAAGTTTGATCTTGGACACGTCTGTTTTCTCAGTTACCTTCTGTTGATTTTGGTTACGTATCTCTTCTACCTTCTCAAGGTATTCGTTGATCTTCTTGAGGTTAAACCTACGTTTTGGCACGTCCATATTCCAGACCTCGGAATAGGTGAATCCACCTCCTCCATGATAGGTGAGTTCAAAAACCTCGGTCATGAATGCGGACCTATAGTCCGCTCCCGGGAAAAAAGAACTCGGCTCCCATAGGAAGGGATGTTTGTATCTCTGTCGAGTCTTTTAGAGTAAATGCTACTGTAGTGTCGATGTCTGGTGTTACTTCTGCTATGTATTTTCTGAGCTCAATCGAGTCTCTAGATAAAAGATACCCTTGATCAATAAAGTCACGAACTGTCTTAACAGAATAGTCACCATTGACTGATGTGATCTGGTATTTAAGCCTGGTTGACAACATACCGGCTTCTTGGCCTACAACCTTCTTCATACCTTTGATCTCTTCATCGATCTTCTTATCGTCAGTCACTGTTAATACCTTGAACGTCACTTCGTTCTTAGAATGAGGTAGAGTGAAACTAAATTCGTTCTTGTTAGCAAATTTAGACCAATCTAACTCTTTATATTTAAGAGTCTGTAGATCAATCTCTACTTTCTCTTCTTCGTCTGTATTAGGATTAGTATACTTAAAAGTATAGTCCTTACCATATGCTAGGATCCTAGCGGCTATCAGTAAGCCATTTCTGTCACCTAAGGTTAGGTCTTCGTAGTTGATAGGTGACTTGATTAGGCTCTTGAGCATCTTCTCGATGGCGAGGCCCTGGCGAAGCAGGTTGACATTTGTAAGGATGTCTTCCTCTTTCGCTGTCATGTACTTCATTTCAACTTTACCGGATGATAATGGGTTTTCTTTTGGGTAGATAAGACCTTTTGACGGGAGATCTATAACCTCTGATGGAACCGTGAACTTTTGTTCTGACATAAATTTGATTTTATATTATTTTGAAAATTTCCAAATAAAGCCTCCTGCTGACTTTCTACTCCCTTTACATACACTTCCAACATGGCTAATGTCTAAAGTTAATTCAGCAGAAGTTATACAAGGCCAGTATTTTATAAATGCCTACCATTTACAACTACCTTTTATATATAAATATACTAATATTAAATTTACCAAAATAAAAAAAGCCCCTAGTAAGGTTACTTGTATCGTATGCTATAGCCTTTAATAAAAACACCGGGCTTCTCTTTTAACCTGAACTGTACAGTGCTTGGATTAACTCCTAATAATCTACTTAATTGAAGTCCGCTACCAGCTTCTAATACAGTACCATCTTCTGATTCATATATTACAGCACCTTTAGATGCATTTGCTAATAGCCCTACTTTGCCTGTCTGTCTTTTTTTAGCTATATCAGAGTACTTTTTTCTAGTCTCTTCTGTGGGTGTCCAGTTCTTTTTATTACCAAGACCATTTTTATTACCTTTCATTATTTCACCCATCTTCTGTTTAAATGAGTTTGTCTTATCTCTCTTCCAAAGTTGCATTAGTAACTCTCTAGCCTCAACATACTCTTGCTCAGTTATCTTTCTACCGTTGTTATAAGTCATTCTGTGAAATGCCCAGAGCATCTTCTGGCCATATATCGTGTGATGCTTAAATGATTCAGCTAAATATCTATGCGCTTTGTAGTGCTCTTCTGCTGTTAGTAAAACTGTTGAGCTCTTCTTACCAAATGATGTAGGTACAATGTGATGGCGTTCATAGTATGTGCCTTGACCTTTCTTCCTGTTTTCTGCTATGGATTTACGTATAATAGCAAAGTAATTTTTAAGCATAAAAAAACCTCCCCTTTATAATAAATATCAGGGAGGTTAGTAAATTGATAGTTGAGTACTCAGTAATTTAATACACAGTAATCCATGCCGATTGACATAGTCAATTCTGTAGGATCAGATGTTGACCAGTCGTAGCTGCCGAAAGTTGCTTCTTTAATAAAAGCACCTTTGATGATCCACTCACTTACGATATCACCTACAGGGCCTAAGATAGACAAGTTAAGATCTTTCTTGTAAAAGTCAGAGTAACCGTCACGGCCTGTTACAGATTCGTGGTGTAGACGTACCCACTCAATTACGGCTTGTTGGCCAGATGGAGAAATTGGGTTATAAAGAGACAAAGTCATATCACGCCACTCGGCTTTACCTTTGATTTTGCGGTAAACGTTGATGTGATCTAACTTGATCTCATTTAAAGTAACACCAGGAGCGTCTGCCTTTTTGATCATGTAAGAAGGAATTCCATCTATGTACATGATAAAGCGGTTTGATACTGTAGGTTCAAACGCGGTGAACATTATTTCATTTGGATCCAATACTGGCATTGTATATGCTATTTAGTTTCTTACTATAAATATTCAATAACTAAATTATTGTTCTTCGTCTTCTTTATGCTTCTTCTCATTAAGGCTCTCTTCCATTTTCTTCATTTTCATTTCGAGCATGTCTTTTGCCTTCTTCAACTCGTCCATTGTTCTTTCTTTCTTTTCAGCAATACCAGTAGTCTGGCTAGCTTTGAAAGCAGCACCTTTACTCTTTAGACAGTTAACGATAAGATTGTCTCTGTCTACTTTAGGATTAGACTTCTTTTGTGAGTTAGCATCTTCGATACAAGCTTTAACCACATCTTTTGGTGCATCAACCACTGCTGGATTATAGAAGATCTTATCAGAAGCAGCACGAAGCATGTCCATTACACCTTCTTCAACTTGTTCAGTTTCTTGAACTTGGTCTACTTCTTCAACTTTCTTCATGCCGTCTTTTGGAGTTTTCATTTTCTTCTCTTTAACTAATTCCATACCAGCACCAAGGTTATGCTTGCCTTTCTTGGCTTCAGATAGGGTTAACTGCTCTTTTACATTCTCGTATAAATGAGCCGGGACTTTGATTCTAAGTACTGTATTATCGTTCATCTGTTGTTTGTTTTATATTATTGACCAAATGTTGCACCAGTTGGAAGAATGTTGAAGTCAAGTTGAATGAATTCAGCAGTCTTGGTTGGCTGTAGATAAATTGTACCCACTAATTGGTTACGATCTACCACATCTGGCGTATTATTAGATTCGTCCATTACAACTTGGAAGGCATAAAGACCTTGACGTTGTTGTACAGACTCAAGATATGGGTTAACTTGGCTTAAGAACTTGTTACGAGTTACTTGAGTGTTTGGCTCGAACACAATTTGTTCACCTAGTTGACCAATAAATGACTTAAGAGCAATCAATAGACGACGTACATTCACACGATCAAGTGCAGATGGCTTCTGTTGAAGCGTCTTCTGACCATAGATAACTGTACCTACGCCTGGGAAAGTAGCGATTGGGTTAATCTTACCTTGATAAAGTAAGTTACGATCGTTTACACCAATCTTTCTTTCTGGTTGGAGCACTGTAGAAAGTGATCCACGGTTAAGACCAGCTGGAGCAAACCATTCTGCAGATACACGATCATTATATTCGTAAACAGCTGGTACTAATGTAGAAGCTGGAACGAAGTTAACTTTACCAGTTTCACGGCTACGGATTCGTACCCATGGCCAGTAAGTTGCACCATAGCTATTATCATAAGATACAGCTTGGTTAATAACTGTATTGATTTGTTGGCCATAACCAACCATGTCAATTACAGCGATATTATCACCACGGTCTTGAGCTAGAAGTAGAATATCAGATACTTGAGTTGCAGCGTTTACGCTAGTCAAACCTGGAGCATAAATAACGTTAAAGTCATATGCGTCAGTATTTTCAAGAAGGTTGATTCCAATATTATAGTCAGTTGGGTGTATACCTTGAATATTAGTAGACGGTGTTGCTACTACAGAAGTTACATTTGGAATACTCTCGAACATGTTTACTGCAGCTTTTCCAAATGATCCGAAGATTGCACCTTGAGCACCACCAAAAGATCCATGATAAGAACCAGATCCAAGAGCTGGCATAGAACCAGTATAGATATTCTGAGCTACACCTAATTGGTTAAAGTAACCAGGAGTCGGCTGTGCTACAGAAGATACACGAACATATAAGCTCTTATTTTGATAAGAACCTGTAGTTTGTAAGTAATAATCCCCAGTTGAATCTTGACGCACAGTTTGAGTTTGATCTCCTATTACGTAAGCAACGTAGTTATTTTGGTTAGGATCTAGAGACATGTTAGTCCATGATTCTAGA